GCATCAAACGGATTATCTTGACCTTCTTTAAATTGATCCATACTTACCTCTATGATTTTCTGTTAAAGTATCTCATATCAACAAGATATCTTTTTAATCTATAATTCCATTCTGCAGTTAATGTATCTGCATCTACTGTTTTAGCTGCACCTCTCATACTAGCTGTTCCAGATCTTCCAGGACTTCTAAATCCCATCATTGATGATCCTAGACTCGGGGGTGTGACTGATGTATCCACTATTCCAAACTCACCACCACCAGCTTTTTTACTCATTAAACTATCTGCAATACTTACACCAACAGCAGCACCCTTTGGTCCAGCAACTAAATTACCAACCCATCCTGCTGCACCTTTAACTGCTCCTTGTACTAAATCTTTAATCATCTATCCTCCTATTTACCTGATAATAAATCAAAACCAAATTTTCCTATCATCTGATACATAGCGTCTTTAGATGCTTTATCCTGTAGATCTACAGCAGTTGATCTTTCTAGGGCTGCCATAGCTAAATTATGATTTCTATTTTCCATATTCTCTGAAGAAGTATTTACCCAAGATGCTTCATCTCTCCATTGTTGCCATAAAGATGACAATGCCCAGTTAGAAAGATTTAATAAGTTTTGTGCATTAGTTTGATTAGCTGCATTTACAGCTGCTGTATTAGCAGTATTAACTGCTCTTCTCCAAACAACATTTGATTGATCTATTTCTCTTTGATTTGTTACATTAAATTGTTGTCTTTGATTTTCTAGTGTTGCATTAAATTGTCTTACAACCTGTTCTCTTTTAGCATTAGCTTCATTAACAGCTATTGTATTTTGTGCGTTTAACGCATTGATCTTACTTTTTTCTGCCTCTGCAAATTTAGTCATTGCATCAAGTCTAACAGCATTTTGATCTGCAACTGTTGTAGCAAGTTTACTATAAAATTGATTTACTTGATTTTGACTTGTAGCATTAAATTGAAATGCAGCGTTTGCAGCTGCTTGATCTGATAATATAAAATTTTGTCTTGCATTTATGTTTTGTAAATTTGTTTGCTGTCTATTAGATAAATTAGACAGATCCATTTTAAGATATGCTTGTGCATTTGTGATAGCTGCCTGTTGATTATTAGACAGATTCTGAAATATCATCTGCTTATATGTAGCAGCATCTTGTGCAGCTATTGGTATAGCAGAGTTCATGATACCTTCAGCTAATGCTTCAGCTGCCATTGAACTAGCACTCAAGCCTCTATTAGCCATTGCAGCTTCTGTAGCTTTTGCTGCACCCCTAGCCCATACTGGTAAAGGATTACCAGATGCTAACGCTGTTGATACCTCATTTTGTAAACTTTCTAATTGACCTTTTACTGTTGCATCAGATGTTATAGTTCCTGTTGCTGCAGTCATAGGAGCTGATACGGTTCCTTGTGCTGCTGTCATTGTAGGAGTTAATGATGTTACAGTAGCAGGAGCTATAGTCTGTGCAGCTGCAGCTGTTGGTGCAGTTACTTGAGTTCCTGCCATAGTTCCTGGTGCAGCTATAGTGGGAGCAGCAGCTGTTGTAGGAATCGTAGAAGCAAGAGTTCCAGTAACACCAGCTGTACCCATAAGTTCAGTTGGTGCAACATTTTGTAATTGTGGTGATATAGTTGTACCCGTGGGTAAACTAGGTGTTCCTGCTGCTAAACTTTCTATTAGACTAACAGCTTTTGCACTACCTGTTTGCTCTGTTTGAGCAGTAGTAAGTGCACCTTTTTGTAATTGTACTTCGTCTGGTGTCGCCATTATCTCCCCTGTCTGTTATATTTTTTTTTAATTCGTTTTTCTTGTTTGTTTAAATTTTTTTTATGTCTTCTAGGTCTTTTTTTTGGTTTTGGTCTTTCAACGTATGCTTTAAATTTCTTAGCCATTAGGGCTTAGTTGGAAATACAGCATTTTCACATTTAGCAACAGTGTCTTTACCTGCTGGTAAATCTCTTAAATCCTGTCTGTATGTTTTCATATCATCAGACATTGTTACATCTGATAAAGCATAGAAATCTGTTTCAGCTAATAATCTATTTCTTCTAGATCTAAGATTAGCTTGTGCTCTTGCTACAGCACCATTGTTCCAAGCTGTCTCAGCATTATCCCATGCTGTTTCTTCTTCAGCCGTAAAGGCTACTTTTATTCCATTGATTAAATGATGTCTTGCCATGTTTTCTCCTTAATTAATTCCATATAAACAAATATCTCCAGCATCTATGTTGCCACTTTCCATTTTAAACTGTATCTCATCTATTGCTGATGTTGTGTTAAAATATCCAGCAATAAAAGAATTATCAGAATATTCATTTCCTTGTATACTTTGAGTTACTGCTATAAAATGTTTTACGAATGTCGTACTAGATGGATTAAATAAATGTAAATAACCTCCCCAACATTGGTCATTATCATTACCTGTGTTTCTAGTTATTCTTTGAAAAGTTGTTCCTTGTGCTAAATCATAACCAGCTTCGTATTCTAATGGACCAGCATCACTATCGCTTTCGTTATGTGCAGCATGAAAAAAAGTTGTAGTCATTGTTTCATTATATCCACTTCCTCCAGAAGCATTTGCTTGGAAGCCACATTTTTCTCCATCAACAGATGGGTGTATATTATTAAAAGTAAATAAGTATTCCTTGTAAGTGCTATCAATTCCAGAAGTAAAACTAATTGTAGAAGAACTTGATGCAGTTTGTTTGGATATAAACCTCATTTCTCCTAAACCAGATATACTTCCAAAGGTTGTCGCTGATCTTACACCTCTATTATTTAATTTAACAATACTCATTAACTATCCTTAATTCCATAGAGTTTAATTGTGCCAGCATCTATATTTCCACTAGCCATTTTAAATCTTACTCTTGTTAAAGCTGTTGCTGTATTAAAATATCCAGCGCAAAAACCTTGCCAAGAAGATTGACTGTCATAACCCATCATATTTGTTACTGCCATAAAATGTTTTACATACGTTGAACTACTTGGAGAAAAAATCCAAAGTTCACCAGATGCACTTCCATCATTATCATTACTTAATTGATAACCAGTTAATTGTTGAAAAGATGTAGATTGAGCTAAATCTCTACCAGCAGCATATCCAAAACCAGTATCACTGCCATCTTCTCTATGCGCACTATCAAAAAAAGTTGTAGTCATAGTTTGATTATAACTGGTGTTAGTTCCTGTATCAGCTTGAAATGTAAAATCTGTATTATCGGTAGCTGGATGTATATTAATAAATTTAAAAACATAAATAGGATATGTTCCATCAAAAACTACATCCGATGTTCCATTAACAAAATCAATAGTAGAACTTGAAGATGCTGTTTGTTCTTTAATTAAAGTCATAGCACCAGTAGGTAAACTAGAAGCTGCTGTAATAGCACTTATAGAATTGTTGTTGTATTTAACTAATGACATTAAGAAACTCCATACATTTTTATTGTTCCTGAATCTATATTACCTGATGACATAGAAAATTGAACACCATCAATAGCTGCTGTTACATTACAATATCCAGCTACAAAATTTTGATGTGTGTATGTACCGTTCATTGTATTTGATACTGCTACAAAATGTTTTACAAATGTTGTTGATGATGGATCAAATAAATGCAGAGTTGCAACTGCACAAGAATCATTATCATTGTCTATACCATGACTTATTAATTGTACTCCTGTGCTTTGTGCTAAATCCCAAGATGTTTGATAACTTAATGTAGTATCATCACCAGCTTCATTATGATAAGCTCTAAAAACTGTTGTTGTTTTAGTAGCATCATAAGCTGTACTACCATCTCTAAAGTTTATTTGTAAATCAGTTAAATCTCCAGATGGATGAATATCATAACATTTAAAAATATATTCCTTATAGGTGCTATCAATATTACTTGTAAAAGAAATTGTAGAACTACTTGATGCAGTCTGCGTTTCTAATAAAGTCATAGCACCACCAGTAATTGCTGCTGGTAAAGCTGTTATCGCAGTCAAGGATTGATTATTGGCTACTTTAATTGCCATTGATTACTCCTTTGGATTTGCGTCTTTAATTGATTTTATTCTTGCTTTCCAAGCATCTATATCTTTATAAATTTCGTCTAGCTGATCTCCAATATCGCCATAAGCAGACTTTCTAGTTCCTCTTATAATATTATTATTTTCTTCTGTTGTTGCAGTAGAATTATAAGTTGCTAATTGCTCATCAGTTGGTTGTGCAATATCATAACTCCAAGATTTAATATAATCTCCTTTACCATCGCTATCGTTTTGCAAAGATACTTTTGTATTATCCCAAGTCTTTGAGTTTGCTTCTAAATATTTTTTAACTTTTGTTTTTAATTGCGCCATAATTTTCCTATATAATTAATTTATATCCCCCAAAATAATTTTGTATTATTCCAGAAGATGCTTCAATATTTGAAGTTCCACCATCAACTGTGTTTACATAAACATAAACTTCTATGTAATCTGATGAAGCTAAATTTAAAACTAGACTATGACTTAAATTTGCTTTTAATAACCGTCCACCTGAATTTTTTTGCCAAGCTGCATCTACTAATTTACTTCCATTTTTATATAATGCTAAATTATATTCTTGAATATCAGTTGAAGCATCATAAGGAGTAATATTTGTATAAAGCATATATTTACCAGCAGATGGAGCAGTAAATCTATAGTTACTAGAATTATCATAAACACCATCTGGGTCATAACTCTCAGCATTAAATGTTACTTTTGTCCATGAGCCATCTCCAATTCCTGTTTGATCTGAACTAATATAAGCTAAAAATTCTGCTGTATTACTAGCTTTAATTAAACTGTAATCAATTCTTTTTAATGTGCCAGCATCTGAAACCAAGAACTCATCTGTATCTGCTGGAGCTGATGCTAAAGCAGTTTTTCCAGAAATTAAATCATTAGCAACTTTAGCTGCTGTAACAGTTCCATCACTAGGAGTTCCTATGTCTAGGACGTTACCTAATAATATTATAAAATCTATAACATCACCTGTTGCTAAATTACTAGCAAAAGTTATTGTTGCACCAGAAATAGTAAAAGAACTACCTGGTTTTTGTAGAATACCATTTAAACTAACCAGCATATGATTAGCTGATTCTGGTTCAACATTTGAACCTCCAACTTGCATAGTGTATGCTGCTTGTCCATTGACTACGGATATTGAA